TTCACAGAAGAAGCTATCGAAGATAACTTGTATGACAGACTTGCGTCTAGATATACAAAAGCGTTAGCAAGATCTATGGCAAACACGAAGCAAGTTAAAGCAGCAGCAGTATTGAACAATGGTTTCAATGCATCGTTTGCTGGTGGTGATGGAAAAGCGCTTTTTGCGACAGACCATCCAACTTTAGCGGGAGATTTCTCTAACGAGTTATCAACACCTGCTGAACTTAACGAAACTTCATTAGAACAGTCGTTGATTGACATCGCGGCGTTTACTGATGAAAGAGGCCTAAAAATTGCGGCGCAAGGAGTAAAATTAATTATTCCTTCAGCTCTTCAATTTACTGCTGAAAGACTGATGAAGTCTACAGGCAGAGTAGGTACAGCTGATAATGACATTAACGCATTAGCGTCAATGGGTATGATTCCACAAGGTTACACTGTGAATCACTACTTAACGAACACTAAAAAGTTCTTCATTAAAACAGATGTTCCTAACGGTCTTAAGCATTTCGTAAGATCACCTATCAAAACTTCAATGGAAGGTGACTTCGATACAGGAAACGTAAGATACAAAGCTAGAGAGAGATACGTATTCGGATTCTCTGACCCTAGAGGTGTATTTGGTTCTGACGCAACATAATCGTTAAAACAAACATTTAAAAAGGGGCTTTCGAGCCCCTTTTTTTTGTGATAAGGTGTGAATAATCATGACAAAATTTCTAGTTAATATCAGAGCGTATGGGTATCATGCGCGATTCATAGTTGAAGCAGAAGACAGCGCTGAATCTATTGAAAATTCAATAGTTGACAAACTAGGAGAAAAAGGTGTAAAATGGGAAAAAGACGGATTTACAAGTTCGTCAAAAAAATGGATTACCTATGAGGAGGTCCTAGATGCAAACACTTTCAGACCTTTACAAACAAAAAAGGAAGCTGGAACTGGATTGGGAGCAGCATCATCTTAATGAGGGTAGATATACTCTCGATATGGTTAGGATAGACCATAAAGTCAGAGAAGTTATTTCTGATATTAAGATGGAAGAAGCTAGGTTGGCATTATCGGTCAACAAAGTTGAAGATGCAGCACCAAACGTATCTGTAGCTACGTAAACAAAAGCTACATCGTTGAAAACGCACATTCACTGTAAGGCTCTCTTGCACTCTATTCAAAAATCATATATATTCTGCACACTATACAATTAATTAGAACATAGGCGCGGTATAGTCGACGGCCTAGAGACTATGTTCGGAAAACTAGGAGGATATAATTATGGCAAATACTACATTTTCAGGACCGGTAAGATCGGAAAACGGTTTTGATACAATAATAAAAAACAAAACTACTGGTGCTTTAACAAGTGACATGAAACTGTCAACTTACAGCACATCAATTACGATTGCTGCATCAGGAACAGAACACAAAGAAACATCAATTGGAATTCCATCGAATTTCATTCCGATGGGAGTAGCAATTACTATGACAGGTGCAACTGCAAACGCAGTTAACCTAGTTGACATTGGTACAGACGCAGACACAGACGGGTTTGTTGATGGTATCACTGTTGCTATGAACTCAACAGGTTTCAAAGGATTTTTCCCTTGTAACGGAGTTTTAGGAATGTCTGGTGGTACTACTACAGCATCTACAGAAACAGCAGATGAAGTCGAAGTTGTGATTTCAGGAACAGCTGGAGCTGGTGGTGTTTTAGCACTTAAGTTTTTTGGTTTATCATCTGATTCACCAACTGCTTAATAATTAATTTAGTGTGGGCTTCGGCCCACACATAATTTAAATAGGAGAAAAATTAATGAGTACATATCCAGTAGATATTAAATCAACAACAGCTTCAGGCGTTGCAGTTCACGATGCAGGTGGTGCGGCAGCACCAGGCAGAGCTTTAGGTCTTTATGTATCTAAAGAAGGTGGCCAAGCAGCGACTACAGTTAAGATAAAAGATAATACAACTGTGTTAGCTGAATTTTTAATTCCAGCTACTAATACAACTAACGGTCCAGGTTCAACTACATATATGCAGTTTCCAGGAACAGGTTTTAGAGCACAAACATCTTTGAAGTTTGAGATTGTAACAACAGCTACTTCTGTAACGTTACTACACGGCTAGGAGTTTAAATGGCTACTATAACTTACACAGTAACCGTAGCAACGGGGACAACCCAATATGGAACCGGTAATAGATATTATATTAACGGTGAGTTAGCTCCTGTCTTGTATTTACAAGAAGGTAACACTTATATATTTGATCAATCTGATAGTACAAACGCTACACATCAATTAGCATTTTCAACTAATCCGAATAATGATCCAGCTGCGTCTTATACAACTGGTGTAACAACAACAGGAACACCAGGAAATTCTGGAGCTAATACAACAATTGTTGTAGCACCAGTTAAAAGAACAGGTGCACCTGTATTATTTTACTATTGCACAAATCATAGTGGAATGGGTAATGCTGCACAAACTATCCCACCAACTTCAGAAACTACAGAATATAATCCTCAAATCGATGATATTATTGAAGAGGCTTTTGAAAGAACTGGTGTCATGGGAACTAGAACTGGGTATCAATTAAGATCTGCAAGACGATCTTTAAATATAATGTTTCAAGAATGGGGCAATAGAGGTGTTCATCTTTGGAAAGTAAAACTAGCAAAAATACCTTTAGTAGAAGGACAAGCAGAATATAATTTTGCAGCAGATTCTACTAATTTTCCACAAGATATAGATTCAGTATTAGAAGCGTATTACAGAAATAATTCTGATGCTACTGCACCAGTAGATATTGCACTTACAAAAATAGATAGATCTACATATTCACAAACACCAAATAAATTAGCTAAAGGTACACCTTCTCAATATTATGTAGAGAGAAAAATTAATCCAAGTATATTTTTATATACAACACCAAGTTCAAGTGTATCAAGCACAACTACACCATCCAATTTTCAATTCTGTTTTTATTACCTAGCAAAAATTCAAGATGCTGGTTCTTATAATTTTACATCAGATGTAGTTAATAGATTTTATCCTTGTATGATGTCTGGACTTGCCTATTATTTAAGTCAAAAATATTCACCAGACAGAAGTCAAGAATTAGAACGTAGATATGAAAGTGAATTATTAAGAGCGCTTGATGCAGACAATCAAGGCACATCTACTTTCATTTCACCACAAACATTTTATGGAGATGGAGTATAATGGGTAAATACGCAGCAGGTAAATATGCATATGCAATATCCGATAGATCAGGATTAAGATTTCCTTACAATGAAATGGTTAGAGAATGGAATGGTTCTTTAGTACACACTTCAGAGTATGAAGCAAAGCAACCACAATTAGAACCAAAACCAGTTGGATCTGATGCACAAGCTTTATATAATCCTAGACCACAACCAGCCTCTAAAACAAGTTTAATATTATTATCTAATAATCCTTTTGAATCTGTAATTTATGCAGGCACAACTTATGTAAATGTTTTTTCACTTGACCATCAAAGAAGTGCAGGAGATGTTGTCAGATTTAGAGGACCTCCTGTTGTAACAACTGCAGGTGCAGGTGGAGCAGATGAAGCTGATCAAAGAAATTTACAAGCTTTTATAAATATTCCAACGTTTGATAATGTAAGTGATTTAAATAATGCAAATGGATTTACAATTGCATTGGGTAAAATAGATGCAGCAGGAACAGTTACAGGAGCAACCACAACAGATCCTTTAACAACTCCTATAAATTATTTTTATATAACAAGCACAAGCACAGCAACAACAGGTGGAATATTTGGTGGTGGTGATAATACATCTGCTGGGCCAGTAACATTAGAGGTAGTAAACGGATAATGGCATACACACTTACAAATTTACAAGACGATATTAAAAGTTACACAGAAGTTGGAGACAATGTATTTACTTCTTCTGTTTTAAATACTTTAATTAAAAATGCAGAAAATAAAATTTATAGAGAAGTAGATTCTGATCAAGACAGACACTACGCAACATCTAATTTAATTGTTGGAAATAGATATGTAACTATTCCTGCAGATTTAAGATTAATCAGATACGTTCAGCTAAAAGACTCTGATAATAATCAATATTATTTAGAGCAAAGAGATACTAGTTTCATAGCTGAATATTACTCTACACCAGGAACATCCGCTGTAGACATTCCTAAATACTATGCAAACTGGGATGAAGATTTTTGGGTAGTAGCACCTACACCTGATAGAACCTACGAAATAACCCTGGCTTATAACAAAGAACCAGTTAGTCTGACGGATGCTACTTTGAGTGGCACAGGCACTTATCTGTCCAACAAATATCAAGATTTACTTTTATACGCTTGTTTGGTAAACGCATATGGGTACTTGAAAGGACCCGCAGATATGTTACAATACTATTCACAAGCTTATGAAAAAGCTTTACTATCGTATGCGATCGAACAACAAGGTCGAAGACGCCGAGACGAATATGAAGATGGGGTTATTCGTACCGTTCTTGAATCTAAAAATCCATCAAGCAATAAATAAGGAGATAACACATGGCAAATATAGTACCATTCGCATTTAAAGGTGAACTAGCATCAGGAACGCATAACTTTGCATCTGGTGGGAACACTTTTAAAATAGCATTGTACACATCTAATCCATATACAACATCAAGCACAGTATTTTCAGCTACAAATGAAGTTAGTTCTGCGGGAAGTAGTAACTATCCTTCAGGAGGCAAAGAGTTAACAAGTCAAACAGTTACAGCAACAACTGCTACAACTGCAATTGATTTTGCAGACACAACTTTTGCTAGTGCAACTTTTACAGCAGCATTTGCAGCTATTTATAATACAAGTGCTTCTAATAAATTGTGTGTAGTTTTAGATTTTGGTGGTAACAAGACAGCGACAAACGGAACTTTTACAATTTCGTATCCTGATCCTTCTACACCAAGTAATGCGATTATAAGTATAACATCATAAGGAGATTAAATGGCGTTAGTAATAAATGATAGAGTAAAAGTAACAAG